TATGGCAGATTTATTTAAAGCAAAAAGCGAACGTAATGCTCCTGCAGATGGAGCTCGAGATTCTGAAGGTAATAGATCTTTAATTAGAGGATCTCAATATTCTGTTGTAGATAGTAAAGGAGTCAAGAATCCTAATGCATTAGTATATACTGGCAAAACAACTATCAAAACATTTAAATCATAATAATCACAAATAAATTTGGATTTACAATCTTTTTTTCTTATTATATATAAAAATTAAAGATATGAAAAAATTACTTCTAATATTGTTATTACCATTATCGGTATATTCTCAAGATATTGATTTTTCTAAAACTCCTCAAACTAGCGTTGATTCTTTAAGATATTATATGCATCAAGAATTAAATGAGTATAGATTACAAAACAATGTTAAAGAATTGGAATTATCTGATAGTTTAAACGAATTAGCTCAATCTTGGGCGAAGACAATGTTTGAAACTGGTGATTTTAAACATAGTAACTTGTATCCATCTGGTGAGAATATTCAATATGGCGGCAGACATATTTTTACTCTTAAAGAGTTTTCATATTGGACATTACAATCATGGAAAGACTCTCCCGGCCATGATGCAAATTTAAAACGTAGTTATTTTATAAAAGTTGGATATGGCTTCTATGAAGGATATAAAGTACAAATCTTTGAATAATGAAAAAGTTTCATTATAATATAATAAGTAAATAATATAAACAATAAAAAAAGGATAACAAAGTTATGGCAACATCACAAGAATTATATGTACAAATAAAGGATTTATTTGAAACATTTGATACAGAACACAATAGCACAACTAAAGCCGGAAAAGGTAGAGCAAGAAAAGCTGTTGGTGAAATTAAAAAACTAGTAACTGATTACAGAAAAGCATCTGTAGCAGAAAATAAGTAAAACAATAAAAAAAACAAATATGGGTTATTATACCGCAAGAGTCCAATTGAAAGATGATTCAACTGGCAAACTAAAAAAAGTGACTGAAATGTATTTAGTCGAAGCAATGTCTGTTACTGAAGCAGAATCTAAAGTAGTTAAAGATTTTGGATCTACTACATTAGAGTTTGAAGTGAAAGCAGTGTCTGTAAGTAAAATCATTAAAATTATAGAATAATGTATAAAGAAGGCGAAACAGTAATTGTAACTGAGAAACTTAGTAAAACAGAAGAAAAACATTCAGTAGGTACTATAATGAAACCATTCGTTCATAAAAAGCAAACCTTTTATGATGTCTTATTAGAAAGGAGAACGGCTTTATCCTATTTGAATACAGCTAGATCATCTAAACAAGCGTTTATCAATAGAGATCTTACGAAAAAGCTAGTAGACTCCGGCAACGTCGAATCTACAATACCATTTAAACATATGGTAGACAATGAATTACTTCCTATAATCATTGCCTAATGGCTAGACCCAAATTATCAAATTTACAAAAATTACAAAATAGAGTCAGAAAAAGATATCCTGGCTCTATTTGTATACAGGATTCTATTGGCCAGTATTATATAAAATGGAATGACGAAAATTTAAACGATACATTCCTTTTAGAAAACTGCTTAACAGAACTATTAGCATGGGAACAGGCGAGTATAACCGCCAAACACGAACAGCACATTAATCGTACCCACCCTATGAAGAAACTAGTATCAGAAGAACAAAAACACCAAAATAAAGAACGTATAACAAGAAGAATTAGAAAATATGAATAGTATAAATCACCCATGGGGAATATCAGATAAGTTTAAAAAACGGTATGGAAAAATATGGTCTGAAATGGACTTTGAAGTAGCAAAAATTAGTAATTATCATTTTAAACAAGATCCGATGAATACCATAGTAGGAACAATGTTTTTATGTGGACAACATATAACAATGAAATATAAACACTTAATATCGTCTGCTAATAGTATACAAGGATATGCACAAGCTGCTTATTTTGAAAAAGCTGAAAAAGATACAAAATTTAAAATTGAATTTTCAAATAAGCCATTTATACTTAAAAAACATGAAATTGGACGATTATCTCAAACTTTAGCTGATTCGTTGCATACTATCAATGTAGGATATCAGATTGGTTCATATTTATAATAAAGTATTATATGAAACAATACAAGTATTTTTTTATATCAGATCTCAATAAAGAAGCGATTGGTAAATTTCAAGCCGCTGACATACACTCGGCAAGAAAAATAGCTGCAGACAAAAAAAATTTAACAGTAACTAAATTTGTTAAATTATTTAATATAGAAGAAGTATAATGATTAATTATTCAGACATACATGTAGATCTACATGAATATAGTTATTTTAAAGAACTGTCTGGAGTTGACAAAATTCAATATCTAATTGAAATATATGATCTAGAAATAAAAAAACAAAATATTGATCCAATTCAGTTAGCTAATGGCTTAAATGAATTTTTTGATCATATTGATGAACCTGAAGAAGAATTAGAATTTGATAGTTATCATTTGCAAGGAAAAGAACGAGTAGATGTCATGATTGATACTGACAATATTTTAATTGAATCAAATAGTTTAAAAGCTGTTCGACATATTAAATATAAATGTATTGATTCTGGTTATATACTAAAAAGAGATAAAGAAACTGAAAAAGTATTTAAAAAAAATAAAGTAGGTCGATATTTAAGAATATATAATATAATTGGTACAGAGAATCATTTATGTTATAGTTGAGATACGGTAGGTCTCAATTTTTAGTAATAAATAAACAAACGGTTAGCTAAATGCAACCAATAAACACAGGAGGTTTAAAATGACAAATTTTAAAGAAACATTTCTATTCAACGATTTTGATTTAGTTTGGAAAAACTTATTCGATCAAAAATCATCCTATTTACCAGTAAGAACAAATAAAATTAATTATCCAGTTGATATTTACAAAACGGATAATGGAATACAGTTTGAAATTGCTGCAGTAGGAAAAGACAAATCAGACATTGAAATAATAACGGAAGGCGAAACTTTAAGAATAAAATATCAAAAAGACGTTGAAGAACAACGAGACTTTATTCATAAAGGAATAGCAAACCGGAACTTTGATTTTGCTTGGAAAATATCTAAGGAATTAGATTTATCTAAAGCAGAAGCTATCATGGAGAAAGGATTACTATTAATTAGTATTCCATATACAAAAGACAGAGCACCAAAACAAATAGTTATAAAATAAGTTATAATGAGACCTACCCCCTCAATGTATATTTTACCAACCGTAGAATATCAAAATAAACGTTTTAATATTAAAAGATTAGTTCGTGAAGATCCAAATGAAAATATAGAATATTGGAAAAATGTAATAGATCATGATGTAGTTTTAAGAAAAGATAACTACTTATGGTTTTTAACTGAAATTTTGGACGTTGAAATTATTGAAGAATGAAAAAACAAAAACTTCCAAAATATATACAAGAAAAATTTAAAAAAGCCCAATTTAAAGTAGGAGATAAAGTTAAATACGAATTCCTAGGAGATGATGGTTGGGGAATAATAACTAAAATACAAAAATTCAATGAAACAGTTAGCTATATGGTTAAGACAAGGAATTATTCATATCCTTGCGGCCTTCAAATTAAAGAATTCAGTAGTTACTACGCCGGAAGTATCGACTACGAAGCCTCAAAAAATCAAAGAAATGATGAATCATCCAGACGTACAAAGAATACGAAACGAAATGATAGTGAAGCAAGGAAACGAATTTCTAGATCTAGTAGCAATACAATATCAAATACAAAAATTAGACACAGGTCAAAGAATGATTCTAGGAATGGCAATGGAGACAACAGCAAAACAGATGAAACAAGCACAGCAACAATTAAAAACATTGAATTAGAAGATGCTATATCTAAGCAACAAAGCTTTTTAAGAAAATTTACTTAAATATTCGGATTTTATTAATATTTTTATTATAATAGACTTATAAGTGCTGTTATTTACGTTAACAATATTTATATAAATAAAAAAGAAAGAACATGTTATGAGCAATTTAAAATATAAAGAAAAAATTACAGACGACCTTACAGATGCGTATGAAATTATCAAATCTGTAGGAAGAGGAATTGAAACTGGTAAAATTGATATTCATTCAGCAATGATTAATTTATCAGAATCTTTAAGAAAATTAGATTCGGCTAAGGCCTTTATAGACCGTGAATGAAACGATCATTTCCATATGTTGTATTAATATCATCACTAACATTAGCAGTAAGTGCTGCATATTATAGTGTATTTGGAATAAGTAAGTTATTTTCAGCTCAAGCTATAGCAGTTGCTATAATGGCCGGCGCATTAGAAGCAGCTAAACTAATAACTGCGACTTATTTACATCGATATTGGAAGTATCTTAATTTATTATTTAAAACATATTTAACTAGTGCTGTTGTAATTTTAATGTTTATAACATCATTAGGCATATATGGATTTTTAACTTCTGCATATCAAACTACTGCGAACGATTTATTTATAATGGATAAACAAATAGCTGTAATTGAAATGAAAAAACAAAGATTTCAAGATCAGTTAAATGGTTATATAAATGAAAAAGTTATGTTAGCTAATTCTATATCAGAATTAACTAAAGGTTTATCTAATAATAAAATACAATATCGAGATAAAGAAACAAATCAAATTATTACAACTACTTCATCTTCTACACGAAGAGTTTTAACTGCTCAATTAAATGATATGAAAAAAGACCGTAATATGGTTTCAATAAAGATTGAAAAATTAACAGACTCAATTACGTCATATGATTTAAATATATTAGATATTGAATCAAATTCAACAGTTACTGCAGAAATTGGTCCTTTAAAATATGTTTCTGAATTAGTAGAAAAACCAATGAATCAAGTAGTAAATTGGTTTATATTAATATTCATATTTGTATTTGATCCATTAGCAATAGTATTATTAATTGCTGCAAATAAAGCGTTTGATATAAAGTCATTAACAACTAAGAAAAATATATATGGAGAAACTGTTAATAAAGACACATTTAGACCACCACATCCATCAGATGCAGCAGAAATAGATGACGAAAAAGATTTAATGTTTAAGGATGCTATAGCATCTCCTTTATCTGATACTGAAGATTTTCTTGAACAGGATACTGAAGCAAGAATGAATATAATTGGTCAAAATGGAAATGATGGATTACATTATGATGAAAATGATGAAGATGATATTCCCCCATTAAGACAAGGTCCTACGGGTCAAGTAATAACATAAAATAAAAATCAATGAAAAAAATAATTCAAAAAAGTAAAACAACAAAGAAATTACAATGTAGATGCGAAAATTGTACTAATATAGTAGAAGTTGCTTCAACATCATTATCTGTTATATGCTCATTGTGCACATTTAAAATGGCAGAAGGTATATTGGAATATTCCAAATAATTTATTATAATATAAATAAAAATATGTTAGAAGCAGAAAAAATCAAATCCAACTGGGACGAGTATAGAAATAGAGTTAATACTTTATTTCCAGAAAGAGCAGACAAATTAAATAAATTATATGATGAATATGAAGACAGAATTGTAATGATGCCTGCTTCGTCAGTAGCACATTATCATAATGCATTTGCAGGCGGATATATAGATCACGTTCTTAGAGTAATGGATTGTGTAGAAAAACTATATAACTCATGGGAAAGTATGGGATCGGATATGTCTGGTTATGAATATAATGAAATGATGTTTGCTGCTATGCATCATGATTTAGGGAAATGTGGATTTCCAGGAAGCGGAAGAGAAGTATACCAAGTTGAAACATCAGATTGGCATAGAAAAAATATGGGAAGGATGTATAAACATAATGAAAATATTCCTTTTAGTATGGTACCAGATCTTTCAATATATTTACTTCAAAAATATCAAATTCAAATGTCGTGGAATGAATTTCAAGCTATTAGAATACATGATGGAATATATGATGATGCTAATAAACCATATTTTATTGCAAGATCAGCACAAGCTAAATTAAAAACTAATTTGCCATTATTATTACATCACGCAGATCATATGGCTTCTCAAATAGAATATGAAAGATGGAGAAGTTTTAAAAATAATTCTCCAAAGCCTGTTTCACCAAAAGCAAAAGCTACTAAAAAAAGTGCTTTAAAGAACTTAGCAGAACAGAATCCTGAAATTGATAAATCTATTGTAGATATTTTTAGTGATTTTAAAGAAGATAAAAATTAATTATGAATTCATTGTTAATATTGTGTATTGTATTATTGTCAGGTACTGTAGCATATTTTATATATAGAGCATATGTTTTAGCTGGTGTATTTTCTGATTTAGAAGAGTATACAAAAGAATTAGAAGATATGACTCAATATATGTATACACAAATAAATGAATCATTTAAGTCAATGAAAGAAATAGATCGATTAGGAGCTTTTGAAAAAGACGATGAAGCTGGTACAACGTTTGCAATGTTAAAAGACGTTATTGATAATTTAGAAGAAGAATTTAATGGGAAGAAAAAAGAAAAAGTCAAATAGATATTGGACTAAAATTACAGAAGGATCTATATCAGCATATAATAGATCAGCTGAACATCGGGTATTAAAAGAAAAAATATATAGACGATTTATATTTCCTGCTTTTATGAAATTATCAGAAAATCTTATTAATAAGATGAAGTGTGAATATATTGATTCATCTTTCAAAGACTTACAAACTGATTTAGTTACATATTTAACTATTAGATTAGATAAGTTTAATCCAGATGCAGGAAGAGCATATTCATATTATACCCGGACATCATTTAATTACTTAATTGCTGAAAATCAAAAAGGATATGCAAAACTAAAAAAAGAATCAGAACCAATAAATATTGATGAACAACGAAATGTTATGACTGAAATGCATAACACCGAAATGGCAGAAACATTAAAATATTTTATGGATGCATATGTTGAGTATTGTTATAATAATATAAATTTTATATTTACAAGTCAGACTGATATACATGTTGCTGATTCTATATTACATATCTTTGAAGAACGTGAAAATATTGAGCAATTTAATAAAAAAGCTTTATATGTATTTATACGAGAGCGTACCGGATTAGAAACAAATAATATTACAAAGGTAATAAAAGTTTTAAAACAAATATATTCAACAAAGTTTTTAGAATATGAACAAACTGAGTTCGTGAATTTACCCTTCTAATATTTATATTAAAAGGAGTCCATATTATGGATGTTAATGATCATTTATTTAAAGATAAAAGTTTTTCTGATTTAATGTCAGATGTATATCACAATTCTAAAAAGAAAGATAGACAAATTAATCAACTAATATCTCAATTACAACCATTAATTCGTACAGCATCTGATGCTACTATTATAGTACCATTAATTAAAGAATATCTAGATGTTGCTGTTAAAAATGATGATCATTTAGTAAAGTTGACCGCAATTGTACAGCGATATATATCAACACAACAAACTATAACTGGAGAAAATTCTTTATTAAGTGAAGATGAAAAGACTCAATTATTAAAAATTGCTGAAGATGAGTTTGAAGAAGAATTAACAGATGAAATTGATAAAATTCAAAATGAAGATAAAGAATTACAAGAAAAAATTAACAATGTAAAAGAGTCATTGGAGAAAAACAATGATAGTTAATTTTTTATTAGCAGAAGTAATAGAAAATACAGTAACTGACACTTATAAGTATGATTCGGATGAAGTTAATAATGTATCTACTATATTAGTTCGAACATATGACGAAGATAAAGTTCAAGAATTAATTTGTAAGCCGGCAAATGCTAGAAATAATGAAATACCTTTAGTAGGAGAACATGTATTAATATTTCAAGGAACAAATGAATTCAGCACTGCAGATAAATTTCGAAGACAATGGTATTATTTTCCAGCATATAATGTACAATCGGATATAAATAATAATGCATTACCTGGTATTGCAGAAATTCAAACTTCAAATGTTAATGCAACTGGCACTCAAAATGATTTAGGAAAATCCTTTAAAGAAAAGTCAATATCTAAACTACAATATTTTGAAGGGGATTCGATTCTAGAAGGACGATTTGGTAATAGCATTAGATTAGGAAGTACTGTTAATAACGGACATTATACATTAAAACCTACCTGGTCTAGTACTATAGACGGAGATCCTATAATAATAATATCTAATAAACATTTAGATAAAGATAATAAAGAATTTACTATAGAATCATTTAAAAATGACTCATCTGCATTTTATTTAACATCTATGCAACAGTTAACTGATTTAAAATTACATCAATCACCTACTAAATCTGAAAATGTTTCTAAATTTAAAGGCTCACAATTAGTTGGAGATGCAAATAGAATAATTTTACGAGCTAAAACCGATTCTATTATCCTAGATAGTCCTAATAGAATAACATTAGGAGCTCCTGAAATACGTATTGGTAAAGAAAATGCTGAACATCCGTTGGTAAAAGGAGATATTTTACGAATGATACTAAATGATTTAGTTGCAGTACTTAATGCAGGGGTTATAGGCCCTGCAGGAATGGTTTCGGTTCCATTACAACAAGGTAAATTAATAAGCTTATTAAACAAAATTGGCAAGTTAAATAGTGTAAATCACTATTTTGATAAATAAGAAAGAAGAAAGTTATGGCAATTTCCGCCCCATTAGACAGAATACCAGCATTACCATCAATAGCCGTTGGTTTATTAATAGATCAAATAAATAAAGCAATAGGAAAAATACAAAAAGCTATAGAAGATACAATTTCTGCAGGAGCAAAACTTCCAGATAGTTGTGATTGTGATGATCCTAGGATACAGGATTTATTAGAGCGAATTAAACAGATACAAAAAATGGTTGCAGCAATATTAAAAATACTACCAATAATTGATAAAATTGTTAAATTATTAAAAACATTATTACGAATAGCAAATGCTATTAAAGTTTCTATATTTTTTACCCCTATAGTAGGACAAGCTGCTTTATTATCCGAATTAGTTGCAGTTCAAAATATGCTTCTAGCAAATGCAGGAACAGCTGTTAAACAATTATCAACTATTCCAACATCAGTAAATACATCATTACAGTCGACTTTAGCTAATTTAGCAAATGTTGCAATAAATTTAAGCTCTAGATGTGGAGATCAAGTAAATGGAGATAGCGACGGTAGTGGAGATTTAGTTACTAATCAAGATTTGCAAAACGCTATTAATGCCCATGACTTTTCTGATAGTGTTCCTGAAACTCCCCCAGCTGGAAAATGGGAGCTTATTGATGATGGCGGCGATGGAGATCCTATAGATCCTAAACCTGGAGTGCCTCCTTCTCCTAGAAGTCCATATACTGATGCAAATGGAAATAGATGGGCTTGGAACGGGGAAATTGATCCTAGTAGTGGGGTTGGTTGGGGTACACAAAAAAGTAGAACAGATGATGCTGAGTTTGGAAGTGAATTCTATACAGAAATAAATGTTGGTATGGATGATATGCTAAGTAGACTTGATTCAATTCAAGAAATAGTTGATTCGCAGCAAGATCTATTAACATCATTACAAGAAGCTCCCGCTCAATCATATAGTGGAAAAGGCGGTCCGAAAGCCGATTTAGGTAAGTCTGGAGATTATTATCTCGATACAACGACAAGCGTAATATATGGACCTAAAAATAATAATGGCTGGCCAACACCTGTAAAGTATTAAAGTTAATATTTATAAAAAAGAAGAATCATTATGGAACAAAAAAAATTTATACAAGTTTTAAGAAAAATAGTAAAAGAAGAAGTTAGATCTGTTATTAAAGAAGAGTTAACTGAAATTTTGCATGAAGGGTTACAATCAACCGTAAATGAATTAACAAATAAACAACCAATAACAAAAAAACCAAACAAAGTTAAAAAACATGGTATGTTTAAAGAAAATAAATTTGCAAATATTTTAAATGAAACTGAAGTAACTAGAGAACAATCATCTCCTTCAGATTATGCTAATTTAATGAATGAAGATATTGTCATGAATTCAAGCAATGCTAGAAATTTTGGAATGCAAAGAACATTGCAAAGTGGAAATACTCCGAGTATTCAAGATGTTGAAACTGGCCAAAATATAGTTGTAGAAGATAAAGCAGTAGCAAAAGCTATGACACGTGATTATAGTGCTTTAATGAAAGCAATAGATAAAAAGAAAAATAGATAATGGCATATAAAATTGTTGAAGTAGACACTAACGCAGAAAATACAAATGTTGCAATAGGAGTAAAGTTTCCGTTTAACGCCCCCGGGGTGTTTGCAAAATCATTTACTACTTTTGAGCAAGCTTCAACAAATATTAAAAGCTTATTATTAACAAGAAAAGGCGAACGATATGAACAACCTAACTTTGGAACTGAATTATTAAATTTAGTATTTGAACCAAATATTTCAGAGTTAAAAGATTTTGTATCTACTACTATTAATGATGCAGTTAATTTTTGGCTACCATATATTACAATTACAGAATTAAATATTGTTACCGGCGATGACGATCCAAATCTAGTACATAATCTTAAGATATCTATTAGTTTTACAGTAACTGGATCAAATTCTGAAGAAACAATTACAATATTTGCAGGCCAAGACGGAATACTTAGAATAGAATAGGATAAATTATGGAAGTATCAAAAGACGTATCATATTTAGGAAAAGACTTTGGTCAATTTCGTAAAAATTTAATAGATTTTACAAAACAATATTTTCCTAATGATTATACTGACTTTAATGAGTCATCACCTGGCATGATGTTTATGGAAATGTCAGCATATGTTGGAGATGTTTTAAGTTATTATGCAGATAATAATCTTAAAGAATCATTATTAGAACAAGCATCAGAAAGAAAAAATATATATGACTTAGCTAGGTCATTGGGATATAAAAGTAAAAATGCAATTCCAGCTTATACTGATATTGATATATTCCAATTAGTACCAGCAACAGGAAGTGGTAATCTTAATGCACCAGATTTTAATTATTGTTTATCAATTAAACCAGGCATGCAAGTAAAACAAAAAGACGGATCTGCAGAATTTAGAACATTAGATTCAGTAGATTTTTCTTTTAGTTCATCATTTAACCCAACCGAAGTAAGTGTATATGAAAGTGATGACACAACAAAACAACCAGTATATTATTTATTAAAGAAAAAAGCTCAAGTTGTATCTGGAGAAGTAAAAACTGCAACGTTTACATTTACTACTCCTAAGCAATATGATAAAATAGTATTAGATGATACAAATATTATAGATATTCTATCATGCGAAGAATCAGACGGAGATAATTGGTATCAAGTTGATTATTTAGCACAAGATACTATTTTTAATGAAGTTCCAAATTTATTAGAGAATGATCCAGATTTTGTTCAATATAGAAGTTCAAGTCCTAGTTTATTAAAACTTCGCAAAACGTCAAAACGATTTATTACAAGATTACGAAGTGATAAAAAAATAGAACTTCAATTTGGAGCAGGAATATCAGATAATAATGATGAAGAAATTATACCAAATCCAGATAATGTTGGAAATGGTCTTGCTGGATTTCGTAAACCAATTGATGTCGACATAGATCCTTCTAATTTTTTATATACTAGAGCTTATGGAGCGGCTCCTGCTAATACAACGTTAACTGTTACATATACAGTTGGAGGAGGAGTAAAAGATAACGTACAGGCTTCAGTTTTAACTAATGTTGAAAAAGTAGAATTTGATGATGATCCAAATGCTACAACTAGTACGGCTATGACAAACTTTGTTAAATCTAGTATAAGTACTACAAATGAAAACCCTGCTCGGGGAGGTAAATCTGCAGATACATTGCAAGACATAAAAAATAATGCATTATCTAATTTTGCAACTCAGAATCGATTAGTTACTAAAGATGATTATATTATTAGATGTTATTCAATGCCGGCTAAATTTGGAAGCGTTGCAAAAGCA